CGGGGTCGTGCACGACGAAATCATCCTCGTTGCCCGTGAAGATGTAGCTGAAAAATGGGCTGAAATTCTTCAGACCACAATGGAAAAGGCCGAGTCAGAGTGGCTAGGAAAAGTTCCAGCACTAGCGGAAGCTCATGTCGGAAGCAGTTGGCTCGACGCCAAATAATCCAATCAAGCTCAACCAGTATCGGGTGACGCTTTATCCGAAACACGGGGCGACCGAGAATATCTACATGGAAGCCCCGGACGTTTACACCGCTCAGATGTATACCCGCCGGGTCTACCCCGACCACCGGATCTTGGCGATTAAACCCGTGATTGATCTAGTCGAAGAGCGAGTCTCATGAGTCGCACCGGCAGGGAGATGATGCTGGAGTGGTTGTATAAGGAGATTCGGCTGGCGAAGACGGCGGATTTGCAGAGGGCTGCCGCTTTCTTGGAGTGGGCGCGGGGCATCCGAAAAGGGTGCTCCAAGCAGAGGGGTGGGGCGCGGGTGGCTCAGGCCAATGCGTGGCGGAAAGGGGTGGATGGCGATCTGCGCTGGTAAACTTTTAGGGCTGCGGCGCGTCAACGCCCAGCCCACGACCACCTGCTGTACCAGGCGATGCCTAAGTGTAAACCGTTGCCTCCGTTGGAGGTATTGAATCGCTGGTTTGAACTGGACCGCTCAACCGGCAAGCTTTATTGGAAAGAGAATGTCGGTTCGAGGGCACGGATAGGGGCTGAAGCAGGGTGCAAAGCTCGCCTCTCATCTGGGGTACGGTGCGTTATCAAGGTGCCCAACTACCCAGGCCGTTTTTACCGCTACCGGCTTGTGTGGAAAATGGTTTACGGCTGTGATCCAACCACAGACGCCATCGACCATCTCGATCAGGACACTCTTAACGACTGCCCGGACAATTTGGTAGATGGTGGTCAGTCGTGGAATGGACGTAACAAAGTTATTACTGCTGTGTCCGGGCATAGAGGTGTGATCAGCATGAACGGTAGATGGCGCGTTTCTTACACGTACTACGGAAGAAGCGTTTACGTCGGCACCTACGACACTCCCCCCGAGGCTGCTGCTGCATACGAGGCCGCTCGCCAGCGGCTTAAACCGCACTAGCGTGATACACTGTAGACTACTGAAGTACACCGTCTCTAGGAGTTAATTAGACAAATGCCGCTAAAACACGGATCGAAGATATATTGTCAGCTGCTTTTAGATACCCATAGGTATAAATTAGCGGAAAAGCTGGCCGAAGAAAGGGGTGTCCGGGTGACTGGAATGCTGCGTGAATTCGTTTACTCGGCGCTTTCTCAGATCCAGCCGCAGGAATATGGCACTGCCGAGCAGGCGGATAAAGAGGCTTGGGCAGAATCAGTCCAACGGCGGGTTGAGGGAAGGCAGCGCTCCAGGCAAGAAAAAGGTGAGTCAGGAAAAGACGCATAAGACTTAGTTGCAGTGCTTCATAGTCTGGTCCGAGTCCGGTATAATCCTTAAGCTTACACAGTAAATTCAATTTCAAATGACGCGCTACGTCGTGATGGCGGGGGACCGCTGGGTCACTGCGATTTATGGACCAGGGAAAGGTATTGCCGTGACTCGGGTCAAGGAGGATGCCTCCAGTTGGCCTAATTACGAAAGGGCAGTGGTCGCGGCACGGGCTGCGGCGGATTGCACCAACAGCCCGGTGGCTGTCCACAGCATCGAAGAACCCGCCTACTAAGACAATGAACAACGCAGTCATGCAGTGGAAAGAGGACTTTGAGAAGTCCCAGCGACTTGGGGAAGGTCGGTCGCGCACCAGCTCGGATAAATCTGAACTGTTTGAGTTGATGATCTGGATTGGCGGGCAGGGCGCCATGCGGGATTTGATTCGGGCGGAGTCGCTCCAGCAGGCGATTCAATTTGCCGAAAATCGTTACCCGAATTGCCGGGTGGATGTGCCCCCGAAGGCGGCCAAGAAACCTAAGCTGGCTCGTTCGCACACCAGTCCCAGCCTGGTGGAAAAGCGACGCAAAAAAGCTGCTGAAGGGAAATGACTCCTCCGCCCAAGATCAATTTCACCAAGGCCGCTGCTGAAATGGCGCGGGCTGACTACTTGGACGAGCTGTTCTTTCAGGATGGCCGTGACCAGTTGAGTCATCCCCTGCACGGGACCTATACCGGTCTATACCAAAAGTACACGCTCCAGAAACTAGGCTGAGTCGCGGTCTAGTCCGTAATGGTCAGCTAGGTTGTCCGCCGCTTCGTGGATGGCCCAGTTGGCCTTTGTTTTTTCCAGCTGGTGGAGCGTGTTGAGGATTAGTGCCGCCTCCAGCAAACCTCGATAATCACCGGCGTTGAAGCGGTCAACTAGCCACTGGTCGGTTGCCGCTTTGTGGAAGCAGGACTCGGTCGAGTGTTCGATGGGGCGCATGGCGTCATGGGCGAATTTTCATGTACCAGCCCGTGTCAGGTCCGTCCACGAGCCACCGTGGTAACCAGTTTTTACGGGAATAGGCCGCGCCAGCACCACCTTTGTGGCTGATGTAGCCCCCGGCGGCAAGGTTGGCCTCGCCGTAGGGGTCGTTGTGGATGAAATGCGTGGGGGTAAAGCCGACGACGACACTCCAGTGACCGCCGCCAGTTGGATTACTAGCAGGGCCGTGATGTAGCCAGCCGACCGGCGTGGGATAGCCGTCACTAATGAACTGCTCCAGCAAATCCTTGGTGCCTTCCATTTCAAACTCGGCCTTAAGACCCAGTGAGCGAAGGGCGGCAACTTGGGCCTGCGCGTCGGTGCTGTCGCCAAAGCGGGCGCGGACTTTGTTGTACTCGTAGTCGCCCGAGATCTTGCCGTAATACCGGGCAACCATCGCGCAACTGGAGCTAAAGCACTGGCGATAACCTTGCGGGCCATCGTCCGCCCCAAGCTGATACTCGTACGGGACTTTCAGGATCTTTTCCCTTGGACTGGCAGCCGGATTGGTTCCAGCGTGTTGGTCCATCAGGCTGATTAACTTTTGGGCGTAGGTCGGGTCGGTTGCATACCCTTCCTTCACCAGCCACCTGGCAGCGTCTTCACGAGTGGCGGCGTTGTTGCAGCCTTTGTACTTTTTATAGTCCTTGTACCAGTGATCAACCAAGTACATCACGCAGGACATCAGATCGGGGAAGTCAATAAACTCCGCCGTGATCGTGATCCACTGGTTGTTAATAAATTCTTGGGTCTTGGTGCCGGTGCCTTCACCCTTTAGACCGAAAAAATTGTTTCGACCAGATACGTGCTTGCCCCAGCCGGATTCGCAAGCCCACTGTGCAGCGACAAGTTCCGGGAATTTGGCACCTGCCACTCGGGCGGCTTCGAGCACACCTTCCCATGTGTTGGGGAAGTTAGTTTGCTTGCCGGCCACACTCCAGGTTTTGAACCAGCCTTGGTCGCGCCCCAAGATGTAGGGGTTGGCTTTGTTGATGACTTCTTCCAGCTCGCTGATCGCCGCTGCTTGATGCGGCAGCGCCTTGTAATACCGAAATAGGTCAGCGAGGCGGATCTTGTTTTGCGTCATCGGACCAAGGGGCGTGGATACTAAAACCTCCGTCAGCGCGTTCTCTCACCACAGGCTTGAGTGCTTCGGGCTGTGCTGCGTGCCAGTCCTCAATAGTGCGATCCAGACGAGGTTTGAGGGTGGCGTGGAACTTAAAGTCCTTTGCCGCTTGGTGCACGTCGTCGCGCCAATCCCTCGTGCTAAATCGCACCAGCCAGGTTGTGGTCAGGACTTTTTTCGGGCGACGGCGTTGAGGACACTGATCACCAGCTGGACCCAGCTGTTGCTGCGAATGGGAAGCAGGGTGAGAATTTCGGAACCGGCTGCCGCAAGGATGGCGATGGCGGCGAGAGTCGTGGGATCCATGCAAATCTGGAATCTCGCTGAAGTTTACCTGTAGTAGATAAGACAAGCCAGCGCTTAATAGTTTCTGCCGCTACCTTTTGCATAGCGACACCTTGGTATGGACCATCGCATAGAGGGTGGCGAATACTTAAATAAAAAGGAGGCGAAGTTAAGGTTTCGGCAAGAAATAATTTGGAGGTGGAGAAATCGGTGCGCTTACTGCAATTCGGATCTTGGGCGATCGGCAACACTTGATCATGTGCTGGCTAAAAGCAAAGGCGGTCACACCCACCCCAGAAATCTGATTCCAGCCTGTCTTTCATGCAACGTGCGTAAGGCAAGCCGCGAGTGGCGGGAGTGGTTCCGCGAACAAGACTTCTGGGACCAGCGATTGGAAATTGAAATTGAAGAGTGGATTGACCCTAGGGAAGCGGAGGTTGCATAGGGTCCCAGCCCATACCTTCTAGGTACATGCGGGCGATGTATTCGTCTTCTGCGTACCGGCAGATGCTGTCCTTGCAGGCCCGGTAGTAAATCTCGTTGCGCTCGTTCTCCAGCTGCTCCAGTGCAAAGCCGCCTTCAAAATGGGTGGAGTGGACGACGGTGGTCACAGTTTCTGTTCGATGGTGCGGATGCGGCGTTCGTGATCGTCGAGACGTTCTTTGTGATCGCTCCGCAGCGCGGTGATTTGCTCCAGGATCAAGGCCATTCGGGTGTCCATGATGCTGGCGCGTTTGTCGATGCGCCATAAAGCACCAACACCAGCGATGATCGCTGCCGTGGCTAGTGGCGTCAAAAAGGGGTCCACGGCGGTCGATCGTTGCAATTATTTTATCGAAGGCGGGCGCCAAGGATCCGGCTGGCCGCGCAAAATTACTACGGCTCGGCGGTAATAGTCACAATCAGTTTTGCCTGCCTTTTCAAGTCCCTCTTTTACTTTCCTCCAGTTTTCTAATCTTTGGGGATCCATCTATCTAGAGCATTTTGTCTGCTGTCTAAGCCGCTCCACTTCGGATTTCAATACCTCAATTGCGGAATCTTGTTTAACATCGTCTGGCAGTGCGCCCATCTCACCACGCGGCCACTTAATTCTGAACTCAGTGTTTTGCTCCACGTTCATGCCCATCTTCATCAGTTCGTGTTCGACGTGATAAAGCTTGGAATTGATGCCGCTTGCCCACCAGACAGCAATACCGGCCTGCACGGCGATAGCAAGAATGCCGCCGATCAGTTCGATGTTGATTTTGTCCACAGCAGCCAAACGGCTAGCAGCCGTCCCGAAGTTGTTGCTGTAGGTATTCTCGCAAGGCTCTGTCGTTTGGCGTTTTGTCCGCCTTTAGATCCAGCTCAAAAATGCGATCCCGTAGTTGCTGCTTACGGGCTTGGCAAAATTGCTGTTTAACTTCTGCAGATTTGGCGTAGCGCGAGTCGATGGTGACCGTTGTCGCCACAACAGTGGTAAGCAGTGCGAGTGCACCACCGAGTAGCGACAAGCGGTTGTCCATCTACTTACCCTGGCCGCGATATTTTTTGCGACCGTGACTGGGTTTGCTGTGCTGCCCATTGCCCTGACGGGTTTTCTTGGGCGGATTGGAGCGAAACTCTTGCCGCCCCAATGCAGTTTTTGACTTAACTGCCATTACCAGGGCACTCCGCTGCTATGGGTGGGTGCCAACTTTTCTGCGATTTGGTCGTCGAGCTGCTGCTCAATGTTTGCAATCTTTTCATCACCAAATTGAGTGGTGATCCAGCCAATCACCTCGTCTTTGGTGAGTTGGGCGTAAGGCGTGCCAGTGCCGGCTTCGGGTGCTTCAAAACCCAAGCTGCCGTAAGCGCCAGCCTGTTCGCCATCCTTGAAGCGGGTGACGGTGTAGTGGACGGTATAGACCGTGCCAAGCTCATCGAGCTTACGATCCATGTTGGTAACGCCCCAAACGGTGAAGGGGAAGTCGATGCCAGCAGCGCCAGTAGGGTCAGTCATTAGAAAATGATGCTCAGGGTGAGTTTAAAGGTGGTGCAACCTGTTGGGTATGGCCGGTTGCCCGCCTAGGTGTTAGCTGTTTTCGAGTGCTGTGACTTTAGCTTCAAGTGTCTCGATACGTTCTTTGGCTTCCTTGAGCGCCTCAATAAGCGGTGCCACCAATCTGTCGTACCTTACGGATTTAATTCCCTCTTCATCCGTAACTACTATTTCAGGAAAAACAGTTTCAACTTCTTGGGCAATAACACCAATCTGCTGACCTTGATCTGGGCCGCACAACGGTGTGTCAATAAAGGTAAAATTTACGCCCCTAATTTGATCAATTTTGTCTAATGCGTTGGTTAATGGTTGGATATTTGTTTTTAGGGTGGCGTCTGATGTGGAGCCACCTGCAGTTGAAACTAGATAATAAGTACTCGGGGTTTGATGGAATAAACCCCCACTGTTTGCCACCAAAATTAGCTGACCTGCACTCCCAGCTCTAGTTGCAACTACGTTTGTTGAAACGTTTCCACCATAATATACATAACCATCAGCGCTAATTCGGAGTTTTTCGTTTGTTACTATATCGTTTGCAAAACAAAATCTAAGGCTGCCATTGCCGCCGCTGTCGCGTACATAACCAAATGACGCTTCAGAACTTTGTGCGGATAGATTTATGTACGCTTGAGAATTGTTAGCGGATTCGATTGTCTGTTTAGCGATTCCGCCAGTATTTGCAATGTGCAAAAGCGACCCGGAGTCAGGCGAAGTGGTGCCAATGCCTAAGCGTCCCGAGCTGTCGATGCGGGCTTTTTCGGCGTTGCTTGTGTAGAAATAAATCTCAGAGTTTGTGCCGTTTCCAATGACGCTAGTTGTTGAAGAGTTGAAGTAAATACCCTGATTGTCTGCATCAAGCCTGACGCCTCCATTGACGTGTAATTTTTCAACCAGACCCGAAGTAGTACCAATCCCTACGCGGCCTGAGGAGTCCATGCGAGCTTTTTCTCCGCCATTAGTCCAAAACACCAGATTGTCGCCTTCGCACCCAATACGGTTGCTGTACTCCGAGGTAGTACCTGGGTCGTTGATTGCAATAAAAGAGTTAGTCTGAGAACTTCCCGAACGAACAACTAACGGAATGTTGATACTTGAAACAGCCTGAATATCCAATGATTGGCTGGGACTATTAGTCCCCAAACCTAAGTTGCCTGAGCTATCGAGCACCATTCGATCAGTAGTGCCGTTATTCCAAAGCCAAGAGCTAGCCAGGTCTGTGTGCTGAACATAAGCAGAAGTGCTTCTGTTGTAGCTATAAGTTTGCACTGTTGCCCCAGGGGCAACTTCAAACCCTTCAGCTCCGCCATTTGACACGACAAGCTTATTGGTAGGGCTAGTAGTCCCCGTGCCAATCCCTACGTTGCCGGAGCTGTTGATGCGCATCCGCTCCGTCGGAGAAGACCCCGCATTTGCCGTGGTGCTGAATGCCAAACGACCTGGATAATCGCCAGATCCAGCATCTGCATCGGCAAAGCATTCAATGCGAGCAAAATCATTGCCAGTGCTATCCGAATAAATAACCTGACCAATAGCCTCACCGCTAACAATAGATGTAGCTGGCTCGTTTCTTCTTAGCGCAATACCTCCCCAAGCTGAGTTGGAAGGACCACCTTGAATTTGCACATAAGCGTATTGACTGTTACCTGCGCTAGAAGCAGTCAATGTGCCAACTAACAGCCTGCCGGAGCTGTCGATGCGCATCCGTTCCGTCGGGCTGCTCCCAGGACCAGTGCCACTAGGTTTTGTATAAAATTCAAGGCGGCTACCCGCTGTACTAGCGCTGTGGTCTTCATCTGCAGCGGCTTGGATTAAGACTTCCGCGTTAACGTTTGAGTTTGCACTAACAATTCCCTTGAAGCCTATGGAACCCAAGGCTTGTCCACTTGTTGGGCTACCAGAGTCATTGCGGTTGATTTGAATACCGCCGCCGTCTGCCTTGATAACAAGTTTTTCAAGAGCACTAGTAGCCGTGCCAACTAACAACCTGCCCGAGCTGTCGATGCGGACTTTTTCTGCGCCATTGGTGCCCAGCGCCAGTCCGGTGACGTTGCTTGAAGCGCGAAGGTGAAGAACACCGGCGTCGTTAAACAAGCGACCAATTTCAACGCCGGATTCATTGCCGAACCAAGTATCTCCATCAACAGCAAGTCTGAATCCTGCCGCTGCGGCAGAACCGAGCTTGATATCTCCACTCGCATCAACAAACAACCGCCCAGTGCCATTAGTCGAGATGGCTACTTGGTTTGTGGAAGGTAGATAAAGTCCGTCGGTAGGAGCAGTGCTGCTGCTAGGGATAAAACTGGCAGCGGTGCTAGTGCCGGTAGTTATGGTGTTCTGGCTACCAAAGTTAGGATTAATCTTGGTGCCAGCAATTGCAGCACTGGCATTTACGTCGTCGTTGACGATGGTGCCGCTAGGAATGTTGGCGCTGCTGATCTGAACCGCAGAACCAAGCGCAGTCGCGCTCAGAACATCAGTGCCAGCAATCTTGTAGGTTTTGCCGCTAGCGAGATCGACGTTTTCGCTGCTGGTCCAGCTATCGGTGCTATCGACCCAGTTGATCGTTTTGTCGGTTGTGCCCTTCAGCGTGATGCCGCCGCCGTCTGCAGTGACATCGGTTGGGGTGTCTACGGCACCCATCTCAATGTTCTTGTCCTCGACGATCAACGTCGTGGTGTCGATCGTGGTAGTCGTGCCATTGACCGTCAGATCACCGCTGACCGTCAGGTTGCCGCTGATTGTTCCACCCGCAGCAGGCAAGGCAGCATCAGCCACATCCTTGGCCGACTTGACTGCAGTGCTGCTGGCAATCGTGGTTGAGCTGGTCGTCGTCGTTGAGTCCGAAACCTTCGACTGGAGCGATGCCGGGGTTACGGCACGCAGCGTGTCAGTGCCAGCCTGAGTTTCTGCGTCGGTGGCAAGCTCAACAACACCAGCTGCCGTGGTAGACGCAGCAACGACACTGATCGTGTCGATCCAGGTATCAGTGCCGTCCTTGTAAACCTTGAGCTTGGCGGGATCGGTGTTGGTGTCGAGCCAGAACTCGCCTGGGGTGGGACTGGTTGGTGCGGTGGTGCTGATCCAGACGCCTGCAATGCGGCGGACGGTTCCGGCGGAGTCCTTACAGCTAATGAACGGACCATCGGCGTGATAATTCAGCGCCAGTTCGCCATTAGCAAGTTGACTCGCGGTGGGCTCTTTGCCCGACACAGACGAGTTCTTCAGGATGATCTGAAGGGACACCGGAATACCTCCCAACGCAAAAGCAAGGCCATACTGGCCCTGCTATTACGTTAGCGCTGACTACCCGTAGAAGGCAGTGCCGCTGCCCACTGCAGCTGGTAAGTAGCCGCCAACTGTCTGTGCAGTACTCACATCGACACCGGAGTACCAAACATCGTTATTGATGTTTAAAACATTGCTCGAAGAGTCTGCGTAGGCAGTCTGGCGTTGACCCGACGCATAGGTCAAGGTTTCGTCGTACTCCACCATTGTCCCTGTGCGGGCTTGTTGCCATTGGGCAGCTGCATAAGAATCAGCTCTAATTACTGAGATTGGATTTCTGTCAATCGCAATCCCTTGCGGGCCTAGGGTTCCTTGGTAACCTTGGTCGCCAAAGGCGCCGGCAAACCCGTGATGTCCGTTGGCTTTTGTGAAGTTTCGCTGATAAGAGCTGTATCCCCCAAGAACAAGTTTGGAGCCCGAGGTTGTAATACCGATTAGAGCATCCAAAGTTGCGCCTCGTGTTCCATCGGTTGCAGCGACGTTTGCAAGTAAGCCGTAGTTTCCGTTGTCGTCTAAAATGTGAATGCAATTTCTGTCATAATCGTAATCATAGTTTCCATTAACTACATTGTACAATTCTCGCCAATCAAACCGTATTCGCAACTCTACGGGCTTTGATTCAGAGCTACGGTTTGTCACCAAGCTCATGCAGTTAAGGCTTCCGTAAACATCTGAGTTGCCAATAGAAATTCCTTTTGCTGTGGCGTCAGCCAAGGAGGTTATTGTGATATTTCCCATTAAGTAGATGCCGGACATATTTACATCGCAGTAACCCTCTTCAGCACGCACAATTCCATCGTAAGTGCCGTAACCAGGCGTGCCTCGGCCACTGGCTTTAGGACCAAAAACGCAATCAAAAACACTTAAAGAGCCGGTTTTAAGGTTAATAGTATCCTGCGCAAAAAACTTATCGAATTGGTAAGAAGCTGCGTAAGTAGCTGTTAAAAAATCATCAATAAAATCTTGCACACTTATGCTGCTGGTGCGGTAGTCAGCAATGTTAGTAAAACCGTAATACAGAGCGTTTGGATAGTTAGTAGTGTCGTTTAGTGTCTTGTCTGCCCCCAGCCAGACAAGTCCTTGCACTCTGCCGCCGTAACTGAAGCTTAGCTTCGTGGGTTGTGCATACATATAAATGCGCTCTGAAACGCTATTGCCTACATTTACAATCCATGTTGCAAAAGTAGGGGCATTAAATTTTGAGTCGTACAACGCTTTAACTCCCGTGGTAGGAGTAGTGCTTGCGGAAGTGAAGTCGGCTAATTCTTGTTGAGATGGGAATTGAGCTGTTGCGCCATAAACATTTGCGATGTGATTGAAAGTAACGGGGGACCAGTACGGACCATTTGCCAAGTAGTAATTAACAGTTTCAAGTGAGCTGTATGTCGCGTTAGCGTATGCAACAGCGTTTGAAAATTTAACTGCTTTAGCGCGAGTGGTAGGAGGATCTGCTGCAAGAGTGTCGCCGCTTCTGTCGGGGCTAGCACTTAGCGTTGCGGTAGTGCCATCAAAGTTATATTCAGTCCCATTAGTAGCGTTGTCAGGCACTACATAAATTGTGGCCGCTTCAGGCTGTTGGGTAAGCACTTTGGCCCAGGATGCCCAGTATTTCAGGCCAGCTACCGTGACGAAGTTGCTACCTGCACTATTTAGGCCGCTATCTGTAGTGCTGCTGCTGGTATTCTCAATTTCAGAAATACTTGCAATCTGACCGAGACCATTACTGGTCGTGGTGGCAGACAGCGTATCCGGGAAGGTAACGTTGGTGGAGTTGACAACCAGCGTGTCGTTGATAGTGGTGGTGCCGTTGAGCACCAGATCGGTGAACTCAGTCGGCGTGTCAATTGTGATGTCGTTAGCGCCAAGGCTTTCAACGCTCAGGGTTTGACCTGTGCTGACATCTTCCAAGCCGCGAGGAGTGACCTGATAACCCTCTTCGTTAAAGCCGGTGGCATACACGCGACCGCCGTCAACGTTGGTGAAGTAGTAGGTGAACTTGTTCTGGGGGGAAAGGTTGCCTTGGTATTGGGGAATTGATTTGGTGTAGTTGAGGAAGCCCGCCCACTCCCATGCATGACCAAACAGGCGGATGACACTGGGACGACGGAACTCAATCGGCCAGTTCGACAAGGAATTGGCAGCACCACTTGGGACAAAGCTGTCCATATCAACGCTGCTGCTTGGATCAAGCTCCCGATTGGCTTCAGCTTGAGGAATAAGCAGCGTGTGGGCTTGAGCAGATGTAAAGCCCAGTGCAGTAAGGAACAGGTGCAGACCGAGATAGTCGGTTGCGCTTCGGTACTGTTCTTGGATTAGAGCATTCGAAGTCCACAGAGTTGAGAAGTTGTAGCCAAGCGTGGTGGAGTCTTCACTGCCCGAAGTGTCGTTATCAAAAATCAGGATGGGAGACTCGTTTTTGTAAAAGTCCTCGGCGTTGTAGTCCGAAGGCATGTGAACAAAACTTTCGTCCCACTTGTTTGCATCAAACGTGGTGTCTTCGTTTTCTTCGACGCAGGTGAAGTGCTTTTCGGAACGCTTGACCGTTTGCCCCTTTTTGTAAAGTTCTCCACTGGCCCAAGTGACGGATGCATTGCCACGGCGCAGAGTAATTTCAGCTGCGTTGTTGACGCCGCTAAGCGTGGTTTTACCGGCACTGTTGATTAAAAGAACTTCATCAGTGCCGATTTCGCTGTCAATGCTTGCCCCAGTTGTGTCGGTCTGCAACACATAGTCGCGCAGAGGCAGACGCGCTGAACCAGTGTTAGCCAGCTTGAGTGTGTAACGACGTTGGGAAGGGGTCCTGGTGTCAACGATGCGGCGAACGTAAACGCGCTTACCAACTGCGTTGTTTATGCCACCATCATTGTTGCCAGGCGCCTCACCATCCTCATCGGCAAGTGCGCCTTTGGTATTCAGCAGATCGGTGTCGCTGGTAGACCAAGCAGTTGCGGCAAACGTGGTGCGCCAGTCTTGACCAAAGGGGTTTTCAACCCAGACGTAGCTGTCTTCCCGCAGGGTATAGCCGTCTTTGGCAACAAGTTCGGGGACGCCAGCAACGGTTTGAGATTCGCCAAGAGCCGTGGTCAGCGTGATGCTGCTTGCGCTTACCGCACTGACAGTGCCCAAGTAAATCCGGCGCACATTGCTGGACAGCTCGCTCAGGTTGTTGGCAACGCGAATACGGCTGACGTTCCAGTCGCTGTCGGCGGTAAAGCTGGTGCCGCGATACCCCTCGGAAACAGCCGCGCAACCGCCAAAGTTGGAGTTGCTGTTGGTAATTGTGATTTCGCCGCCGTTTTGGGTCCAGTGGTGGACGCCTTGACCGATGGCGAAAACAGAAACCTCTTGGATGACCGCGTTATTGACGGCGCGGATGTGGAATGACCGGCGGTTCGGGTTCATCCGAACGTGGTCGGGGCCGGTGCTGATGAAGTCGGCGTAATCAGTAAACGAACCCCAAGCGCCACTGCTGTATTTCTGCCAGCAGTTCAAATCGCGCTGCAAGCTGACGGCGGTGAACTGCGCCAGCACAATCGACCTAAAGCCGCTTGGTTTGTTGCCATCGGCATAGACGCCGCACATCCCGTAGTTGCTACGGGTCGAGATGTTGAAGATGTAGGGGCTGGCCGACGTTGTGGTGTCAGTCGCAATCGTTTGAGAACCAGCCGCAGGCTGCGGTGCAGTGATCTGGTACTCGTTGACGTTGGTGACCGCCAGGTCGTTGTCGAGCCCGCCAGTGTTGTTAGTGCCGCCGAAAGCTTGGCGGATCTTGGTGTAGAACTCGTCAAGCTCGGTTTCACTTGCGAAGTGGAAGCCGTCGAGCAGGTGGTGGCTGGCAGTGCTGCCAGCTTTATCCATGAAGGTAAAGCCGAAGTAGTAGCCCGTACCAGTGACCTTGAAGATGGCGCGGCGGTTGCTTGCGTCGGTAGCCTCGTCCGCAACAGCGGGAACAACGTCCGGGCGCAGGATGGTTTTACGGAGGTCGATGCCGCACAAGGACACACCCCTGGGCAGAAGCACACCGCCAGTGGTATTTGAGTTGAACTCGGTCAGCTCAGCGTTAGTGGGCTCTTTGTTGGTTGACCATTCGGAAACAGACGATGCGCCAGTGCCGTTGTAGATCGTGGTGACGCCAGGCATCAAGATGATGCTGACCAGATCCGTGTTGGCAATCGGGTTTTCGTAGTACGACTTGGCGGTGATGATGCCCGCCTCGATGATGGCCCGGTTGATCGTCTTGAACGGACGAGCTTCGGTGTAGCCGCACTCCAGGCGCTGCAGTTCGATCCGCTGGGTGGCAGTGCCGCTGGTGCTGTAGTTGCCCGAGACGAACGTGTCCTTGCCGGTAAACGGGTTGACGTAAAGGACGTAGGGAGCACTAAGGGGATCGTTGACTACCGCACCAGCACCAATTTCGGCTGCACCACTCAGCTGCCGAACTGCGTCGGTCAGTGCCGCAATCTGTGTGCGGAAGGTGGCTTGCGAGCTATCGATGTGATCGAGTGAGCCCGACTGACCACCGCGAACGATTTCCGTCACTGCCGAACAAGCTAAATCTTTCCGTCAGTGTAGGCCGTCTGCTCTTTTGCGGTTAATTGGTGCCCATCCGCAGAGCAATCTCCCCAACCGTTACAAAATTGGCCGATCCAGCAATAACGTCGGTCGCCCTCGTGTTCACGGCAACAGAGGTAATCAAGATTTGCGTCGAGTAGTACAGATCCCCTGGCAGAACGTCGGTGCGGTCTTCCGCGCCGTCCACCATCCAAAACTCGGCATCCGCGTTGCAACCTTTTTCGGTCAACAGCAAAAGCTGCATCAATGCTGTCGAGTCGTTTTCATTGTTCGCTGTCGGTTTGCGGTCGATGTAGAAATCAATCGAACCGCCGCCACTAACTAGCGACTTGATCGACTCACCGAATTTTTCACCTACCGAAGTCGTGTCAACCTCGGGGGCGTTCATATTCAGCGACCACTGGGACATGTCGCACTGCAACATCCACAGCGCACCAGTCGGACCAGCGTTGACGTAGTAGCGCGGAGTTAGATCTGCGTTGTCGTACTCGGTGATATACGCAGCAGGTTCTTCGTAATCAGGAGCAAAGTCACAAATCGAAGCCAGCGTCACCTCGTCCTGAGCGTCGCTGAAGTTGTACCCGCCGATGTCACTGGCGCATTCAGTAATTGCGCTGTTGTACTCGGTTGTACCACCTGCGGCAATGATTAAGGAGTTGAAATCAACCTTAAATAGCTGGACACGATCTGTGGTTCGACCCAGTAAAGCTGCTGCACGAGTGGAGTAAAAACTGACCTTATCCAGCTGGTCGCGGTAGATAAAATAGTTCTGACTTGTGGTTAAACCGCACTCCTCTTCGCGCATATAAAACTGATCGGTATTTGTTCCTGTATAAAAATCGTCGTTTTCGCTGGTGATGTGATCACGGTTAGTTCCGAGATACCACTCAGATTCGAAATACATTGCGTGCCCATCAGGGCAATCTGGTCCGTTGCTTCCGTTGTCAACGTCAACAGGCAGCCCGTTTGCAGAGCTGATCGTGATGCTGTCCCCGCTCCAGAAAGCAGGATTACGTAGATAAATCGAATTGCTGGCTGTATCGACGTTGCCTGGACGCAAAACAGTAGGCTCCGGCGCTTCCCGCCGTAACCGGACTTTGCCGCCAACGCCAAGAACAGCCATTAGAAGGTCCCGTTAAAGGATCCGCTTGCTTGGAAATTAACGCTGCACGCAGTCACTGCCCCAACCGAAACCGGCGTGGACACTTGCGTGATAAACGCATCCACTTCCAAAGCGGTAGTTTCCGCCGTATCAAAAATGAACCTGACTTCGCCTACAGCGGTGGAATTATTAAAGATGCTGTTGAGGACTGCCATCGTCCCAGCATCGTTTTTGTCATACAGAATCGTGGCGCTACCCGTGGTGCCGCGCACGCCGGGGACATAGGTGCGGTCGTAGGAGCCAAGCGTGGTGGTTTCCAGCGAATCGCGGGAAATGTTGAGCGTGTATTCGCGGCACTTCCCAATACGCAGGCCGTTGTAGCGCAGCTCGCCACTAGAACCAGTAACTACTGCCATCAGCCGTCCCTCTGACCGCTCAGTCTTACAGAGATACTACTCACCCCTGGCCGTACAGACGTAAGTCGCGGCTGTTCCGCAAAGCGCCATAGGTAGGTGCCGGCGATCAAAATCTTTAGCTCTTCCGACATACCAGCCCAGAACGCATCGGGCAAAGTCAAATCGTCCTTGCTCCCACGCGCTTGGTCGTAGGCAGTGGCGATGCTCAACGCTTGAGCATCAGTCAAATTGTCAAACTGCAGCGACAATTCAGCGTTAAAAGGCTTGGTGCTGTACGCACGAGTCGTGCCAGTTCCAGCGATTGAGGTAAACCGCTTGGTGGCGTACTGACCTTGGCTGATTTGCCTTGAGCTTGGTGTCAAGGCGGGGAAAGTTGTGCTCATGACACGGTGACGGTGTGGGTGTCGAATTGAGGGCTGTCGCTAGCCGTAGGCGAGCTGACAGTGCAGGTAAGGGTGTACGTGCCGGCTTCGTCAAATGTAATCGTGGCAGTTGCTGAACCTGAGTTTTCGATCGAAGCCGATGCATCCGGAGTTGTGGATGACCAACTCCAGCTGATAAACACCTCGGACGATGGAGCTGTACCGCTGTAGCTAACGGTGTAATCCTCGGCTGTTGCAGTCGTGGTTGTCGTGTCCCCGGAAATGGTGACCGTACCGATGGTGCTTGTTGTGGCCTGAGCGACGGCAGTGATGGTTTTGGTAGCCGCTATAGACGTGCTATCGCGTGTAACCGTGCAGGTGATTGTCTTGGCGCCAGTGCTGGTTGCTGTGATTGTCGTGGTGGCTGCACTACTGCTACCGAAGGTGACGCCACTTCCGCTCCAGGCATAGGTGTAGGTTCCAGTGCCGCCGCTAACCAAAGCGCTGTACGTCTCGGCTTCATTTACGGTCACCGTGCCAGGGCCGATGATTGAGACGCCGGCAAAGGAGCTGGTCGTGCCCCCGCTGTCTTCACTGGTGCCAATACGACCTTGAATTATCCAGTTGTTTTCAACATCCCAGCCGTCAACGATCGCGCTGTAGCCGTTGTCGTTCAGCGGGAAGTACAAAGCCTCCACTTGGATGTTGCCGTCCTCATCAAAACCCAGGCTTTGCACCTTGTAGGCGCGGGTTTCGACGCTGCTTTGTTTTAGGCAGAACGCGGCGTTGGTGTATTGATTGGTATACCCGCCAACCACGTTCAGCGTCACTTCTTGGATGACATTCGTTTGGCCGGTCCACAGCAGCACGGTGTAAGAACCATCCGCCAAGGGTTCGGTGGTGGTGATGTAACCGTTGGAATCAATCGCGCCGTTGTTGGGCTGCGCGTAGGAAACGGTTTCCAAGCCAAGCTTGAAGCAGCGGCCAACCTCCAGTGCTGCCTGTGTCGGGGTGGTCTTGAAGCTGACCGAATGCGTGACCAAGCGGCGACCACGGCAGATGTATTTGGCTACGTCAATCGCGTGGATTTCGCTGGTGCAGAAATCGCTGATGTCGATCGTTTCTAGTGGCGCGTCTGCAGGTGTACCTGCCTCGCGGACAGTGACCTCGCGGATGACAGGGAACAAACCCTTGGTTATGTCGGTGCTTGTTTCCTTCTCTTGGCGCCACTTCACTGATACCCGATTGGGGATGCGCTGCTCGGATTCCGCATACGCCAGCTGGAACGAATCTTCAAGAATGTTGCCTGCCGTATAGAGGTTGGTAATCGGCTCGGGCTGGTCGAAGTACACCGCAGGCTGCAGTGCAAATTTGCCGTTACGGATGACCAAATCCAGCAGGAAGTAACTGGCCGTTTGGCTGCCCCATTGCCGCAGGTTGATTGGCTGGGATAGCGCACCATCAAAGAAGTAGCGACGTGCCCTGGTCCACTGGGCGCATTCCGAAAAACTGTTGTTGTCGATTTGCTGGGCGCTCAAGATCGAGCCGACGCCATAAAGATCGTTAGTCAACAGGTCTTTAAACACCTCAGGGAAGGTGTGAATGCTGTTGATTCCCTTGTTGACGTAAACGCTGAGCTGGTTGAGCTGGGTAGCTTCCGTGCTGCTACGCAGGTTCATGCCAACCAACGCCATGTTGTCGTAGTTAGGCGTGGTGGCGTTGGGGTTGAGGATGTTGACGTAAACCAGCTCGTGCTCTGGGTTAGTTGCAGAGGTGGTTATCTCCTCGAACACAAAATCTTCGGCCAACTTGCCCCAGCTGTCGGCGTAGCTGTCGCCCTCTTGAAGCGTGACCCCAAGGTTTTGATCACGGGTTGCAGCAATGCCGAAAGTATTGGTGTTCCGTGAGACAGGTTCGCCTGTGTAGACGATTGTCACGGTGTTGCTACCGCTGCCTGACGTGACAGTGCGGGTGCCACTCAGGTGGGCATCCATTACTTCCAAATTGCCACTGGCACTATTGCTGCGAATCTCCCAGCCAGACAGCGGTTCAATGCGGAACTCCCACCGCGCCACTGATGGCATCTGCAACCGCAAATAGTTGTAGGTGGCTTGCTGGGTCAAACTGCGGGCACCAAAGCACTGGCTCAAGTAGGTGTAATCACCAGTGCTGCCTGCTTCGCGGTAGCCGATTTTGAAAAAGCTGTAACGCACTTCCGCACCACTAAAAGTGCCGGACTGATAGTTGCTGACCTCCAGGCTTTGATCTGGTCTGTAGGTCTTGTTGTTGAAGTAGTTACAGGCGCGACCGTCGATTTCCGTTTGGCTTAACGAATCGCGGAAATTGCACAGGCCCCCGATGCGGATGCCAAGGGTGCTGCGAAAACCAAGCTCAATAACCTGTGTCGCCCGTGGAACAGCAAAACTGCCGATTGCAGCCTTGAACAGATGCGGAGCTTC